GCCCCCGCAGAATAGAAGGTAGATGCCCGATGATCAGACCATAGTCGAAGGCGATGCCGGATTCCTCGGCATGGCCTCCCGCTTGAACCCGCTCCAGTTGCAGCCGGGCATGGTCCAGTATTGTGAAAACATGCGCCTCGACCGAGGCGTGGCTCAGACACGCAAGGGCGCGAAGCGGCTGGGTGATGAAATTTCTTCTGGAGCGCAACCGCTCACTCTCCCTTTCGTTCTCGATGCCAACGCTATCATTCGCGCCTCGTATTCGGGCGGTATCTTGGCTTCGGGGGTTTTCTCTTCGCCTAATTATTTCGACTCGAACGAATACATTGTGCTCTGTGGGCCGACCTCGGCGTTTCTTTACCGGCAGGATGTCTCTTCGATCGAGGAGGTGAGTTTCACTGCGCCCGGTTCAGCCTCCGAGGAAATCTTGGAGCAGACGGATCAGGCGACCTGCATTCAGGCGTTCAATAGATTTTACCTACTTCGTGAAGCAGACGCCTCGTTGCCGGGGTGGGGGTGGAAATACACTGCTGCCAGCGGTATCGAGGTCTCTGGGGCCACGGCCACCGTTCACATAGAAGGCCATGGTTACTCTGCCGGTATGCGGGTGCGCATTGAAGACGGAGACAGCGCGGCATTTGCGGGCCATGAGTTCGATATCGTGAACCCTGTAACAGATGACACTTTTTCGATAATCGTTCCGGCGGGCACTCCGGCGATTCCTTATGCCGCGATCCGCCGGGTGAAGCCGCCGCTGTGGTGGGATGGCTCGACGACCCATTTTCAAAAAGCGGAGGCAGGGATTCCAGATGAGGGGGCCAGTTTCAAGCGGATGCGCTCTGTGGGGTGGGCGGCTTACATCAATAACCGCCTCTGGATTCCCGATGGCCGCGACGCCACCGCGATCTCGGATGTCCTGGACCCCGACCTCTACGACCCATTTTTCCAGAGCTTCCGCGCCAACCAGGGCAGCAACGACTACCTGGTGGCGATCCATCCATGGGTCGAGGGGCAGGCTTTGATTTTCATGCGGAACTCGATCTGGCTTGCGAACCTTGCGGATGCAAGCAATGCGACGGGCAACGAGTTCACGGTAGATGCGGCTGTGTCGCGTGTCACCCTCTTGACAGACGAAATCGGCTGCGTGGCCCGAAAGACTATCGTCACCGCTGGACAATTTGTATTTTTCCTCAGCGACTCGGGCGTTTACCGGCTGGACATCCAACTCGACCTTAAACTCCGCGCCAACACGCAACCACTCTCCGACACGATCGCCGACCAGCTTGAGGAAATCAATAAGGCGCAAGCGCACAAGGCGACGGCAAAATGGTGGGCAAACCGCTACTACCTGGCCGTTCCCATCGGCGACTCGGCAATCAACAACAACGCCATATTTATTTGGAATGCTCTCAACCAGCAGTGGGAGAGCAAAGACCTCTACTCGGTGGCGCTGGATGAGCTGATCGTCGCCGACTACAACAGCCAGCGCCGCCTGCACACGGCGGCTCGCAGTGGCACCCTCTTCCTGCTCGACGAACTCGATTACGGAGACGAGGTGCCTTATGCAAATGCGGAGGGGCAATACACTCCTGTTCCCGGCCTGCTGACCTCGCGGAGTTATTCTTTCGGCTCATTAAATTCCAAAAGGCTCACCCGCTCCAAAGCCTCTGTGGTGCTGCCGCCGGACTCCTCCTGCGATCTCCGCGCTTTCACTACCGACTACGATGCGGAATTTCAAATCGCCGAACTCTCGAACACCACCGAGGAGGATGAAGACTACACGCTGAAAGCCCCCCTGCGCTGCAAAGCCGTGGCGCTGGACCTGGAGTTTCGCACCTTAACAGGCCGCCCGACCCTGCGGCAAATCACCGCTGAAGCGACCCGCTCGGCCTCTGACCCAACCCTCACCCGCACCCTCAACTAATCTATGGCTACCGTCACCAAAGGAAGAACATTCATCAACGGCGATCTCGTGACGCCCGCAGCGCTTCACCAGTTGGTCGATTCCGCCGCCGTGAGCAACATTTCAAATGGAGACCTCTCGCCAACGGCTGCCATCGCTGACACGAAGCTCGCTACTATTGCCACCCCCGGCAAGGTAGCCAACTCCGCGACCACTGCCACGCCGCTATGGCAAAATAATGCTATCGTCGCGCGTGATAGCAGCGGTAATTTTGTAGCCAATACCATTTCCGCAAATTTGAGCGGAACGGCTACCAATGTTTCCGGCACGGTGGCAGTGGCCAATGGCGGCACAGGCGGCACGACGGCAGCAGCGGCCCGCGCGGGGCTCGGCCTCGGCGATTCTGCCACACTCAATACCGGCACCGCCTCCGGCACGGTAGCCACCGGGAATCACACCCACGCCCAGCTGCACGACCGCTCCCACGCCATCACCTCGACCAGCGACCACACCGCCGGGAACTGGAAAGTTTTTCACTCCAACGGCACTGGCCAGATTGTCGAATTGCCGCTCGGCGCAGCAGGCCAGGTGCTCACCGCAAACGGCACTTCCGTTCCGCCGACTTGGCAAACCCTTGCGGCTACCACCACCAACGCGAACAACCTCACCGGCGGCGTCACAGGCTCCATCCCCTACCAATCCGGCGCAGGCGCCACCGCCATGCTTTCTGCAGGCACCCCCGGCCAAGTGCTCCGATCCAACGGATCAGCCGCCCCCTCATGGGACAGCTTTGGCACTTCGGGGAATACGGCAAACGCCGTCGTTCAGCGTGATGGCTTTGGAAATTTTGCAGCTGGAACTATCACCGCCAATCTCACAGGGAATGTGACAGGGAATGTGACAGGCACGGCCAGTGGCAACGCCCCCGCCAGCGGCATCTCTCCTAGCGCCATCACCGGCACAGCTGTAACTACCGCAGACTCCCGCCTCTCCGACGCCCGCACTCCGACCGCGCACACCCACGACGCCTCGGCAATCACTACAGGCACGCTACCCAATGCCCGCACCACCGCCACCAACGCCAATACGGTCAACGCCATTGTTGCCCGAGACGCGAGCGGCAACTTCTCAGCTGGAACTATTACGGCAAATTTAACTGGCACGGCCAGCGGCAACGCCCCCGCCAGCGGCATCTCTCCTAGCGCCATCACCGGCACAGCCGTAACTACCACAGACTCCCGCCTCTCCGACGCCCGCCCTCCGACTGATTTATCTGTCACTACCGCCAAGATCGCTAATGGTGCAGTAACGCAAGAAAAACTTGGCACTAACGAGCAGAAGCGGATTTGCAAAGCATGGGTGAATTTTGATGGGACTACAAACCCCGGCACAATCCGTTCAAGCTACAATGTTTCCAGCGTCGTAAGAAGTGCTACTGGAAAATATACTGTAAATTTTACAACTCCTATGAAAGATGCAAATTACGCAGCAACAGTAACTAGCACTAATATAGCAAGTTTTGGTTCAGCTACAAGTTCATTTGCAACTTCTTATCTAAATATAGAAACAAGTAACAGCGCAGGTTATGTAAACAATAATGATGTTTGTGTTACTGTCTTTGGAAACTAATTTTATGCTTATCACCTATCCACAACCTAACGGACAAGTAGCTATCGTCATCCCATGCGGCGATGTTAATGACGCAATCAAAGATGTTTCAGCAGGAGTAGAATACAAAATTGTCGAATCAGTTGACATTGATGACGATTTTTTCAATGCCTACGAGTTTGATGCTGAAACTGGCGCTAAACTGAATCCCGATAAAGCCAAGGTGATCTGGAAAAATAAATGGCGCGAAGCCCGCAAGCCGACCCTTGAAGCTCTTGACATTGATTTTATGAAAGCGGTCGAGACTGGCGATACACAGAAGCAAGCGCAGATCGCCGCAGAGAAGCAGGTATTGCGTGATGTCACAGATATTGAAATCCCAGGCACTACTGCGGAAGAAATCAAATCAATTTGGCCTTTTATACTCAAATAATGCCCCCAATACACCCTATTGCGCGACCGTGGGAACGCGCCCGCAACTGGCATGACGATCACACTACCGAACCATTTGAATCCCTTCTCGCCTGGCACATGGCCCACGGCCTCGTTTTCAACACCCCGCAAGTCTTCCTCCTCGCCCACGAAGTCCACTACTCCCCGGATACCAACACCATGACCTACGACCTCCCCCCCAACGCCTGGTTCGTCGAACTCGCCGCATCGGTCGGCCACGCGAACCCCGTCCGCGAATTTCTCCGCGTCGCCACGCACCCCCAAGAGTGGGCCATCTGGCACCGCCGCAATTCCTTCCAACCCCACGCCTACCCATGGTCCAAACTCGCCCGCCGCGTTGGTCTCGTTGAAGGGAGGGTGTCCTAATGGGCGGCGGAGGAGGGGGCAGCAAGCCCAAACAGCAAGACGCTCCACCACAAGCGCAGCCGATTGACTACGGGGCGCTCATGGCGCAGGGCAGCAAAGCGGCATCCCAACAATTTCGAGATCAGCTCAAAGCTCAAATCAAAGCGTATCCTGAAATGGAACGCCTCCAACTCGGCACGCTTTCCAAAATCGCCGACAACCTCCGCAACGACTACACGGAAGCGGCAGACGCAGCTCTCTACGCCGCAGCAGGAGAAACTGGAAAACTCACCGCCGCCGGTGATAGGATAGGCACCACGGCCACCCGCGCCGACGAGTTAGCCACCTCAGCGCAGCAATTCGCCCAAGGCCCGACCGCTCTCGACCGGCAAATCTCCGCTCTTGGAGCCAGTGCCATGTCGCAGCAAGCCGATCAGGTCCAAGGATCACGCATCGGCGATCTGGCTCGCATGGATTCAGCTCGCGTCGGTTCTGTCGGCAATGTGCAA